ATCACTAATTTGAGCAACACTGAAATTGACCCTGACCGGGTGGTGTTGATTGACCCAGAAGACGTTGAGTTTCCAGTCGCGCTGAATTTATTCTCGGTCGGCCAGGACCGGCTCAAAGACTACAAGCTCGTGGACCGCGAACGTCTGATCAACTCTGTCATCGAGTTGTATGACTTTGTGCTGGGTTCCTTGCTTCAAGCGGGCATGACTCAAAAGCAAACCGTGGTGTTCCGCTACGTGACCCGGTTGTTGATCACTATTCCGGCCGCCACCATTCACACCATGCGTGATCTGTTGAAGCCAGACGGCTCGACGAAGTACCGCGAGTACATCGATCAACTTGAAGGTACCCCCCGGCAGTTTTTCGAAGATGAGTTTGATAATAAGCAGTTTTCCGACACCCGGACGCAGATTTTGCGCCGCTTATATGGAGTGCTGGAAAACCAAACCTTTGAGCGGATGTTTAGCCACCCCAAAAGTAAGCTGGACCTGTTCTCTGAGATGAACAGCGGCAAGCTGATCCTAGTCAACACGTCCAAAAGTCTACTGAAAGAGCAAGGGTCTGAGATTTTCGGACGGTTCTTTATCGCGCTGATTGCGCAAGCTGCGCAGGAGCGCGCAATTACCAAGGACCGCCACCCGGTCCATGTCTACATTGATGAAGCCCATGAGTATCTGGACCACAACACCGAAGTCATCCTCTCCCAGGCCCGCAAGTATCGGGTTGGCGTCACCCTGGCTCACCAGTATCTGGGTCAGCTTACCCCTAGCTTGCTCGACGCGTTTAGCGCCAATACCGCCGTCAAGTTGGCGGGTGGTGTGTCTATTAAGGACGCCCGCACCCTGGCCCCACAGTTGCGGTGTGACGCCGACTTCATAGCCAATCAGCCAGAATTGAGTTTTGCCACGTACATCAAGGGTACAACCCGAACTGCAGTGTCGCTTTCGATTCCTGCCTTGGCGCTGGAAAAGCTTCCTAAAGGCGACCCAGCTGCGATTCGGGCAATCAGTCGTGAACGCTACGCCACCCCCCGCAAAACGCAAAAACAACCGCCTGAGGAGGGTTCTGGGGCCAAGGATGACCCGGATGACGTACCAGAAAGTGGCACTTGGTAGCTTTTACTAAAAAAGTGATGACGCACCATAGTAAACCACGACGCCTCATATGGAGTTTTTTCTACTCATAGCGACCGGTTACACAATCAATTTTTTCTGCTGATCTAGTCTCCTATAACCATAGGAGGCTTGGATGTTCGATATCATAGACCGTGTAATGGAGCGGGCACAAAATGATTCCGCCAATGGAATCTGGCCGCATTCCCGACCTGACCAGTATTTTATATTCTGTGTTGGTCAAAATCCCATTTTGATTAATGGTTTCATGTCATGGGCATACAACTCCAATATCGGGATCAAGCCATTAATTGGGATGTACAAAGGAGCGCAAGAGCGTTCATTCATCAGCAACTATGATAATTTTGAACTCATAAAGCACTGGCTGTCCCGCGAAGAAACCGTTCTGATTTTGTCTAAAGACGTCGAAGACGGGGACCCAAAAGCTGTGTTGCATTACTTAGGTACATGTGTGGACGAAAGCGTAGGGCATCTGCGTCAAGCTGCGAGGCATACTGCCATAAAGAAAAGTAGTTGGACGCTCGATCCGCTTACTGGGTGCTACTACGTCACCGAATGATACAATAGTGCTATGCAAGACGCCATTGGCAGAAGATTGCGGCACGTCCGTAGTCGTAAGAAGAAGAAAATTGAAATCGGAGAGCGCGACATCGAGGTGTTGCGCCTCCTTTCGCGTTACCGCTACCTGCGAAAAGACTTCATGTTCCAGCTACTGGATTGGCGCAGCGAACAGACATTTACCCGCCGACTTCGCGACTTGTTCGACATGGGCTATATCAACCGCCCGGTGGAACAGTGGAGTACGTTCAACTGCCGCTATTCTAACGCCGTGTATGAGCTGGACCAGAAGGGTGAACAGGTGCTGAAGGACCGCGACCTTCATCCGCCGTCGGTATCGCACCTGGTCCGCAAATCCCGGTCAGGTGCCATCAGGCAGTACCCTCACAGCATGATGATCTGCGACACCTTGGCATCAATCGAAATCGGGATGCAGGGCAGCGATTGCACCCTTGTGACCTGGGAGGAAATACTGGACAAGAGCGGGACAATCGGTGACAACAATCCCTTCAAGCTGCCATGTGAAATTACCTATACCTATCCGGCCACAGGCAAGACCCACCGGGTCAAGACCTTTCTCATACCCGATGCATTATTTGGAATTCGTCGCGGTGACCAAGTGTCGTTTTTTGCGCTGGAGGCGGAGCGGGGGAACGGCATCTGGCGCAGCAACCTGCACCAACCATCATTCCTGAAGAAGGTCCTAGGGTATCGCGATATCGCCAGAGCGAAGACCTATCAGAAGGTTTTCGGCATCCCTAACATGCGGGTACTGGTGGTGGCGGGCAGTGCCGCGCGCATCAACACTATGATGGAGCTGGCCACTGAACTCACAGGCGGTTCAAACCTGTTTCTGTTCCATGACATACCCACCCATGACCTCAAGGCACCAAAGCCATTCCCGCGTTTGTTTGACGCGCAGTGGAAGCGAGCAGGGCGAGAGAGTACTACCCTATCCCCCACCTTGTAGGTGTCTCTTTTTCGTTCATTTGCCGCTTCACAGAGACGGACGGCAGGGTGGGGGACACCCCGACGATTGCCGAAATATGGCTATAAATAAGGGCGAAAGCACTCCCCCGACAGTAGGGTGGTACAATTTGGAAGGAAGTACCAATGAAAGGAGGCTGTGATGCCGGTGGATTTCCAAGACCTCAAATCTCGGATGAAAATCGAGGATGCCGTGGCGCTACTCGGCTTGGATTTGAAGCAGAAAGGCGAGCAGTTGCGGGGCGCATGTCCCGCCTGCGAAGGAAGCAATGAACGCGCCCTTGTGGTGACCCCGAAGAAAGGCGTTTTTTACTGTTTCCATGCCCAAACGGGTGGCGACCTCATCGCGCTTGCCGCTCATATAAAAGGTGTCCCGGTTAAACAAGCAGCCGAATGGCTGGCTGGCGACACAGTTCCCCCGAAGAAAGCGAAAGCGGAACAGCCCAGTGAGGGCTTCAAGCCGCTCGAATACTTGGATCACGACCACGACGCCGTGGTTGCGTTGGGTTTTGATTCCGAAGATGCCAAGCGCCTAGGTATTGGCTTCGCACCGCGTGGTGTACTACGCGGCACAGTTGCTGTTCCCGTCAGGACGGCAGACGGAATCCTCAGGGGTTACCTCGGATGTACTGACGCGATCTTGCCGAAAGCGTGGCACTTCTAAACTATCCCCCACCTGAAAACGGTGGGGGTTTTTCTTTGCTACAATAAGCTCAGTACGTTCCTTACCAACTGAGGTGATATCATGCCCCACATAGAATGGGAGGGCATAGATATTGCCGTCTCATACACACAGCCAAGCTACTGTGCCCCGCACTTTCATCACATCGAGCTAAAGGCCAATGAACGGCTACCGGTCACTGAGACTGGGTACCGGTCGCACTTCATAGCCCCCGCCGAAATCGCCCTTTGGGATAGTCCTGAAGCGTTTGTGCTCGACTGGCTGAATGAAACTGCAAAGCAATCCGCCTGGCAGGAGTACCGCCAGCAATCCCGACAACTTTCATTGTTCTAGGAGGACGCCATGGATATCTATTCCACGGTCACCCAGACCATTATCGAAGCTATCGAGAAAGACCCCGGTCAGCTGGTAATGCCGTGGCACCGTTCAGCGGTTGGAATGCCCAAGAACGCTACGACCGAGGCCGAATACAACGGGATTAACATCCTGGGCCTCTGGGCCAGCGGGGCGATCAACAACTACACCAGCTCAGACTGGGCCAGCTACAAGCAATGGCAGGAAGCCGGTGCACAGGTGCAGAAGGGCGCGAAATCTACCGTGATTGTCTTCTATAAGCCTTTACCGGAAAAAGAGGGCGAAGACAGGCGTTTCGTGCTGAAATACAGCCGGGTTTTCAACGCCAGCCAAGTGGAAGGCTACGAACCGCCACCTGTTCTGGTGGCTGATCCAGTTGAGCGCTTGGAAACCGCCGAAGTGGCCATCAGAGCCACCGGCGTCAAGATCACTGAGCAAGGTGACAGGGCCTGTTATATTCCGGCCCGTGACGAGGTCTACATTCCTGACAGCTGGCGTTTCTTCGACACCCCGACCAGCTCACGGCAGGAAGCCTTTTACAGCACCATCTTCCATGAGCTTGTCCATGCAACTGGGCACAAGACCCGTTTGGACAGGCAACTGGGCACCAAGTTTGGCTCACCTGAATATGCCTTCGAGGAGCTGATCGCTGAGCTGGGGGCTGCGTTCTGCTGTGCAAAGCTTGGTATCACCGCCGAAGTGAGGCAGGATCACGCTCAATACCTCAAGTCGTGGCTGAAAGCGCTGAAGGATGACCCACGGGCAATTTTCAAGGCTTCGGCCTACGCGCAAAAAGCCACTGATTATCTAATGTAGTCCCTTCGGGGGCTACTTTCTTATATCCACTATCCCCAGCCCGTACCCGCACTTAGCCATGTTTTGCGTTATGCTAAATACAAGGCACCCATGCGTACCATCCACAAGCTCCAAGATTTAAGGGTAGGGCTGTATAGGCAGCGGGTGTCACGCCGCCGGTACCTGGTGGACGTCCCTTACGAGAACCTATGCAGTGAGGAGCGAGAACGCATTGCACTCGCCGCCAGGCGTTTGAAGCCACCACCACAGCTTGATTTAAGGCTTGTGTGGGTGGATGGAATGCTGGAGTGGCACCATTTTGAGATTAAGTAGTATATACTTTGGATATGAATAAAACGGCGAAGACAAAGCCAAAAAAGAAGTCAGCCGGGCGACCCACTAAATACTCGGCAGCCATTTTAACCAAGACGGCTAAGTACCTTGCTGAGTGTCAGGATGAGTATTTTGATTATCACAAAACCCAAGGGTCTAGGTCCGATACCTATGAGCGCAAAGTTAAGGTGAAGCTACCGACAGTTGAGGGATTGGCGCTCTACGTAGGCGTGCATCGCGACACAATCCAGGAATGGGGCAAGCAGCACTCACCATTTTCCGTCGCATTAGCGAAACTGAAGGCAATGCAGCACGAGCGCCTCATCGCTGGCGGCCTATCCGGCGACTACAACCCCATGATCACGAAGCTAGTTTTGTCGGCCAACCACGGCATGACTGACCGGACAGATTTGACCTCAGACGGGGAGAAGTTACCAGTACCACTACTTGCAAATGCAGTACTCAATAACGACAGCAACCCAAAAGGTGCTGGCGCTAAATAAGCCCCTGCAAATCCTGCAAGGCGGCACGTCAGCCAGTAAAACTATATCGGCCCTGTCGAAGCTTATTCACTATTCGCAGGCCGATGTGTCCCCGAAGCTCACGTCAGTCCTGGCCGACAGTATCCCGACCCTCAAGCGTGGGGCTATGCTCGACTTTCAGAACATCATGCAGGGCCATGGATACTGGAAGGATAAGTGCTGGAACGCCACCGACCGCCGCTACACCTTCGAGACTGGCAGCGTGATGGAATTTTTCAGCACTGACGACGGTGACCGCCTCAAGGGCCCACGGCGCGACCGTTGTCTATTAAATGAGGCCAACAACAATTCTTTTGCCGCCTTCGACCAGTCATACATTCGAACGCGCCAGTTCTACATGATCGACTTCAACCCAAGCAGCGAGTTTTGGCTGCACAACGAGGTGATAGGAACATGGGACGAGGCGCTATACGACCATATCGTCCTCACCTATCTCGACAACGAGGCCCTGGAGCCTGACATGGTGGCGAAGATTGAGGCCAACCGAAACCGCACCGAGTGGTGGAAGGTGTATGGCTTGGGCCAACTGGGTGAAATTGTCGGACGTATCTACACCGGCTGGCAGGAAATTGACGAAATACCGCATGAAGCGCGTCTGGTGCGCCGTGGCCTTGACTTTGGCTACACCAACGACCCGACCGCCATTATTGACATCTATGAATACAACGGAGGCGTCATTCTTGACGAACAGCTTTACCGCACCGGCATGAAGAACAAGCCAATTGCCGACTTTATCCTTTCATTACCCGAACCCGACACACTGGTGATTGGTGACAGCTCCGAGCCAAAATCCATTGATGAAATCCGGGAGCATGGCGTTAACATCGTGGGGGCAGTAAAAGGGCCAGGCAGCGTCAACCACGGCATCGACTTCGTGCAAAGCCTCAAAATCAGTTACACCCGCCGCAGCACCAACCTTGCCAAGGAATACCGCAATTATCTTCGGAAGGTTGACCGGGACGGTAAGAGTTTGAACGTGCCCGTCGAAGGCTTTGACCACGCGCTTGATGCCATCCGGTACGGGGTAGTCCGCAAGAAGCCAAGCCTACTCATCGCCTAGTGTATAATCACGTATATGCCTAATCCATTCGCCTTTTTATTCAAGCAGCGCCAGAAGTCAGTCGCTCTACTCACCGGAAACACATTCTCAGGTTTCGAAAACTTCAGAGACGCCGATAATCTAACTTCATACAAAGACAGCCTGTACCTCTATATTGGCGTGTCCATGATATCCAAGCGGGCCGCTGGCATTCCGCTTGAGCTGCATAAAATCAAGAACCGAACCGGCAACACTGAGGAAGTCTTCGACCATCCAGTCCTTGACCTTTTCTATAATCCCAATCCCCTCCAGACGCAGCGTGAGTTTATGGAGGTGTCATTTATTCAATTCCTACTGACTGGTGACACGTTTTGGTACATCGACCCGACAGAAAAGACCATCACTCCCCTACGCCCTGATTACATGGAGGTGGTGCTTTCAGCCGACCGCAAGCGCGTGGTGGCCTATGAGTACCGGGCCAGTGAGGTCTATCGTTTCTCACCGGATGACATTGTTCACATCAAGAACCCAGACCCAAGCAACATTCTGCGTGGTAGCGGGGTAGTACGGCCCGCATCGGTGCGTATCGCTACTGAGCAGGAGGCATCGAAGTACCAAGCCAACTTCTTCAAGAACCAAGGCCGACCGGACATGGCGGTGTTCAGTGAGGGGGCGCTCAGCGCTGACCAGGCAGCAGAAGCTCGCAAGTCGTGGCGGGACATCTTTGGCCGTGGAAACGGGGGTCAGGTGGCCTTCTTTGGCGACAGTGTGAAATCAATCCAGGAACTCAACAAGACCCCCCAAGAAATGGACTTTATCGAGACGCAGAAATTCTTGCGTGACGACATCCTGGCCGCGCTACGCATCCCGAAAGCCATGGTGACCAGTGACGACGTGAACCTGGCGAATGCCAAGGAAGCCTACCGCATGTACTTGCAGGAGGCCGTGGTGCCGGTCCTTGAGGCCTTTGTGGACGTGATGAATAACCGCCTGTTGCCCCGCTACGACGACACGCTGTTCTTCAGCTTCTCAGACCCGACCCCGAACGATCGCGAGCTAATGCTCAAGGAAACCACTGAGCTGGTGAAGCATGGCATCATCACGGCCAACGAAGCCCGCGCCAACTATGATTACGAGGCCCTAGAAGGTGCTGACAGCCTCGCCACGGCGTCTGTGCGCCCTGAGCTGATGGAGGAGGCCAAGAACATCATCCGCCGTCGCCCGACGCTGGTGAAGCGCTTTGCCGCTAAGCAGGAAATGGCCGCGCTGTTGTCGCTCAACGAACCAAAGCGCCAGATGAACAGCATCTTCCCGACCAAGGCGATGAAAGACAGCTACGCCAAGGCATACAACGAGAAGGTGGACCGCAAGGCAGACACAGTGAAAGCCGCTCTGGATGAGTTCCACGACGGCATGTTGAAGCGCATCCTGGCCACTGACCTACAGGCCGACGGATTTATGGACGTACAGGCCGAGAAAATCGCCGCTAAGGCCTTGTTTACCCCTATCCTCAAGGAAATGTAC